TCCAGGAGTATGAAATTCCGATTTGGTACGGCCTGTGAAGATGAACTGCAAAGATTTGCCGTTCTTAAGTGTACGCTTCATGACCAAGTCACGAGCGATTGTATTATGCTGGAAGCCTTTGAACATCTCACCGCTGAAAAGCTTGAGATACAAAGCTCGCTTGTCGCCTGCCAGATTAGACTGGCCTAGATTAACCAGCTGTGCTGGATTAATTGAAGATTGTTGTGCCATTTTAAATTAAAAATAAATAAGAGTTTGTATTACCATTCCGAACGTTCAGTTGTTGTGGTCTATTCCCACCGTCTAGACGGCAAAGGGTATCCCTCGTAAGGGGCCGATGCCAATAGCAGTGAAGTCCTTCTCTGAGGTGCCTCACTGCCAGACCCTAGGTTTTTCCAGTCCTAGGTCCGTAACCATTCCTTGGGAGTTAACAAGGAAAAATCAGATATTATTTGGCCTCTGAGGGGGCCGCTTGATGTGTGTACAGGTAATGTACATGTTTAGCTTGGATAAAGATTAACAACCAAACTACAAATATAAGGCTCCATTTAGTCATAGTTTTATTCAGGTTTTACGATCATGCACCAACCATCTGAATAAGAAGGAAAGCTCCATCTGGGTTCCCAGTTTTTATATGAGTACAAAACTTTGTCCCCATTTTTATTTGAGGTATAGCCTCCATTAACTAAATCAGCTTCACCATTTGGATCGCACATTATTACTCCTCTTGAGTTATAACCTACGACGACACTCCAATGACCACCTCCACCAGGCTCTGACACATGATCTTGATGTAGCCAACCAACACCCACAGGTCTGTTGTTATCGATTTCTTGTTTGAGATCTTCCACGCTTGCATCAGTAACAAACCTAGGGAACAAACCTAGATACCTTAAAGTTGCTAACTGTGCTTCAGCACTGGTGGTATCACCATAACATGCACGAATTAGATTGTACTCATCATCGTTTTTAACTTTGCCGTGGTACATAGCGATCATTGCCATGCTTGACGAAAAGCATTCCCTGTAACCAGTTTGACTTGTATTGTCTAGCTGAGATTGCCAGACTACATCAAGTGGATTCTTTTGAGTTTTTGTATCTCTGTATATGGCTGCAAATTTTTCTAGTGTTTTTTCATCTAGTTCGTTTTGTAACCACTGCCAAGCATCACGTTGGTGTTGATAACCTTTGTAGTACTTAGCAGCATCTTCTAGTTGAAGCATCAGTATTTTTTAGTTGGCTTTTTCTTAGCTGTTTTAGCTGAGTTTTTAAAATCCTTTGCAGTCGGTGCTCCAGGTGCTCCGGCCTTCCTCATTTTTTTACCAGCTTTACGCTTGGCATGGATGTTTGCGTATAGTCCTTGTTTAGCCATTTAACATTTCCATTTACGAAGTGCCAACGCTTTACGTGTTGGCTTGCCATTTTTTTTCATTGGACCTTTAACACCACTCATTCGGGCACAGAAGGATTTCTTTCGTTTTCCTCCGCCTGGTTGTGGTGCCTTCAGGTTTGATCCAGTTTCTCTGTTGTATTTTTGTCGACCAGCTTTTGTCAGTCCACCTGAACGGGACTTATGCTTACCGATCTTTAGACTGACATTTTTAGCCATTACCAAATACCGGGAATAAGTTGTCCAGTTACTGCGTAGGCTCCGAGGGCAGCAACGATGCCGAGCATTGCCACTCGACCATTCAATAGTTCAGATACTTTGTTCATTTGTTTAGAAGTTAAGGTCAGATCGATCTAGTTTCTCAAGTAGATCATTTCGATATGCAGAGTCGTTCTCATAACGAGGATCACTCATGGCATTGACTAGTTCTGCTTGGCTGCGGAATACATCACTATTTTGTGTTGCAGCCTTACCAGACAGCATGCGGCCTTCATAGCCGTTACTGGCTTCGTACTGTGCATTCAAGCCAGCAATCATCATTTCGATTGCATCAGCACTACCTGTTGCAACGATGTTGTCATAAGCATCGATCTGGTTCTGTTCCAGGTTCTGGGATGCCCACTCCATCACTCGTCCGTAGGCTTGGTCACCGCCTATTGAGTTTTTGATACGGTTCACTTCACTTTCGGAAATCTCTACAGCTTCCTGTACAGCTTCTTGTTCTGGAGCATTGGCCTGCATTTCAATGTAAGCATCAACCAATTCTTGGCTGCTCATTTCAGCAAATCTCTGCTTTGTTTCTGCAGTTAGTTCTCCGCTCTCTGCGTACTCAGCAGAAGCATTAGAAATCAGTTCAGCAGCGGCTGACTGTTCTGTTGGTTCTTCTGTCTGTTCGGGCTCTTCTTGTTCGGTCTCCTCCGTTTCGTTGTCTGTTTCACCTAGTTTCTTTTGCAGTTCTACATAGGCTTTTTCAAGCTCTTCTGCATTTTTGTACTTACCAGCTAGGAGTTCATTTTGTTGCTCCTCTAGCTGTTCGCCAACAGCCAATGAATCTTGTTCATCGGCAGTTAGTACTTCAGCATCAGGTGTATTGTCGTATGTAAGCGTTTCACTCATATTACATTGGTGGTTGTGGTGTTTCTTCTTCCTCACCCATCATGGCTTGTTCAACCATGGGTGATTTAGATAATTGACCTGCTTGGTCAACTAGTGATTGTTGTGTTCTCTCTTGTTCGAGTTGCTGTTTCTCTCCAGCAAGTTGTTCTTCTGTCTTGATTAGATTCAGTACATCAATACCTTGAGCAGCTGCTAGACGCTTTACTACCTCTGTTGGGTTGATGTATTTCAGAAGTGCTTCTGGACCTAATGTCTGTGCAATGGTGGTCATGAATGCTGTCAGGCTTTCTCTATCCTGACCTCGTCCAAGAGCATTGACACCAGCTACAATGGCTGGCCTTACATAGTCCTTAGGAATCTTAGGTAGCTGTCCGTTACGTTGTAGAACTAGAAGTATTCGATTTAGATAAGGTACAAGAAATTCTACAGTTAAAAGTGAGAACAATCCTCCCAAACCTTGCTCAAGTTCGAGTTGTGTGAGGCGGACTTCTTCAGCAGTTGTGCGTTCAGATTGCCGTACATTTAGTTGTAGAAATGCTTCACCAACCCTACGTTCAATTGACTGTGCCATGTTTGCTGCTGTTGTGAAGTCAGCAGTTTTACCGACTTGTACAACCGCCACATCTTCTGGTCTACCTTGAATGATGGCTCCGTTACCTGCCTTAGCTAACGCTGCTGGTTTTGTTGTACTAGATGGTGAGATCAAAAATACAACCTTTGCAGCTGCTGAACTGCCTTCTATTAAGGCTTGACTTAAAGCATTTAACGAACGGAAATCTCCTAGAAATTCTTCTACGCGACCGCGACCGTAGTCCTCACCGTCTGCGGAATTAAAGCGTAAAGGAAGCCAAGCATTAGCATTCTTAGGTGCTGTACTTCTGCTGCCAGGAATTACTTTATCTTGTACTTCCTGATGCCATACCCACTTCTCCTTTTCTAAGCGAACGTGTGTGTACACTTCAACATCATCATCTTCAGTTTGTTTTCCGTCTGTAACTTTCAGAGGATCGTTCGTTTGTAAAACATCTTTTAGCAGTTCCCTGCCAATCAGTTCTTTTGTGACGATCTCAATCACAGTCCCGTTGCCGTCACGATTAACTACATAACGATTGAGTGGGTAGTTCTTTAGACCTTCCTTACCCATAAAGATCAACGAGTTGCCTGACACAATCAAGTGTTTGATTGCTTGATGGACAACTACACGATCATTAGACGCAGCAATGAAATCCATGATGGTCCGTTCAATCTTAGAAAATGAAAGGTCCAGTTCACTTCGGATCTCTGGCGAGTCCATTTCACCTAGTTTATCTTCCCTTACTTGTAGTTTGAAGAAGGTAGTTTGAGGAGGTAGTAGGGCCAACATTAATTTGCTGGCTAAGGTCACGACAGCCTTGGCTCCAGTTGATTGCCACGGCTGTTTAAGCACCTTCCGTGAGTTACTTGTATGTGTATCGTCTGTGATCAGATAAGGCAATGTCAGCTCTGAGCATTCAATAGCTGTATTCAGGAACTGACTACGGCCACCAGAGAGACGGTCATACGTCTCCCTTGCATTAGCCCTTGACATTTAGTCCTCCATTCTTAGACGCTGTTGGTACGTTCAGTGGAATTCGTAGTGACTCAACTCCTCCTGTTTTTTCGCCTGGTTTTGTAGGCTTCTTTTTTGAACCGTATTGAACGATTGGTTTTGTTTCTTTTTCAGCAGGCTTAGGTGGTTTTAGTGGTTTAGGTGGTGGTGGTGCGGGAGGTGTTGGCGGTACTGCAATTGGCTTTGGAGCCTTTGGAGGCTTCGGTCTGTTAAAGCACATCTTCTTCTTTGGTAATACGGTTTACAAGCCACTCCACAACTGACCGTTGGCCAGCCCTATAAAAGATCTCGCTTTCTGTCCATGATGGTGTGGGATTGACTGGTGGAAATAATTCATCTATTTCTTTAACTACCTGTTCCAGGTTTGGTCCGAGAATTCCTTCAAGCATATTGGGGGAGGTTTTCATTACTGTGTTCGAAGAAAGCCAACATTCTTGCCGACTTTGTATAAGAAAGCTCTGGGGCTTTACCTTGATACATCAACTGATCACTGGCACGTAGCCAAAAGTTTTTATCTAGTTTTTTATTTTCTGTATTGACGCCTAGCGGCTGCATCACCCAGTTGATTGTTGCCTTACGCAATTTATCCAACGAAGCAGATGGCTCTAGATTCAGCTCCTTACATACGATCGAGTTGGCCCCGACATGGACCTGTTCGTCTCTGCTGATGTCGGCAGAAACTGTGCGCATTCCAGCGTCACCATGAGCGCGTAGAAAGGGTAAAAGAACAAAGAAAATTGCACGTTCGGCAACCATCGCTTTGAGGATCGTGTGATCAGGATGCGAAGTCCACGCTTCTCTGAGAAGGAGTGCTTCTCTCTCAGCTTTCTCATCAACACCGTAAGCATCGGCGATGTAAGACAAAGCCAAGTCGTGGTTTTCTTCATCCTTGACATTCGATAGGAGCAACTCCCTCGCCATTTCTGGAACGTCATTATTGAGGGCATCAGTTATAAAATCTCCCACAGGCAGTTCCATGTGCCGCAACGCAATTACACGGTGCAGGGTCTCCTGGCTTCCATCCGTGACTGTACCTGCAGTTGTCTGTACTGGTGTCCATTTTCTTTTTCTGTTTAGTAGCTTCTGATAAGGGTTCATTCTGCGCAATCACATTGGGGTTCATTAGTTATAATTTTGTCCAAATAATCTTCGATATCTGCATCCTCTAAGGCTGCATAGGCATCGGATTTATCCTGAACACTTCCCATCACTTGAAGGGAATAGTAAAGGGAGGTCTGCGGTGATTGCAGCCACTTCTCAATAAACTCTTCGTTATAAATTACTTGGTCGCTCCAAGAATTATACGAATAGCCATGTGAAAGTCCCGTGCGTTGGAGAAGAGTCATGATGCCGTTAGCGACCTCAGTGAATACTTCAAACCCAACTTCTGAAGCGATCTCTACGTCGCCATATTCATAAGTCTGCACACCGAATGTGCCACTGTCTCTATCTACTGAACGTGCAATAGGTGGAGCAATCTCTGGGCAGCAGGTGTTGCCATCTAGATCAGTGCTTCGATAAGAGCAAGATGCTGTAGGAGCAATTGCAAAAGCACGTACCATGTTGTATTGGCGAGCTATCTGTGCGGCTTGACGGATGCCACCGTCTAGCTGACTCACTAGTTCATAAGCAGCTCCGTGATTAATCTCTCCATTGTTGTAGTCCGTTAAAGCCTCTCCAAAGGACTTGTAAGAGATGCCACACCGCTTGAGTAGGTTTGCTAGTCCAAGCATTCCAAGGCCAACCTGACGGTCAACAAGGCTTGGCAGGTATTCACCTGTGTCTCCTACGCCTGTTTTACCGTGTAATGCACATAGCTCTTGCATGCCTTCAACAAAGGCTCTAGGAATGTCGTTAAATTCACAGGCACCCAGATTTACGTGCTGAAGTAAACAACTGCCACGACTAGGTAAATATACTTCCAGGCACACATTGCCAAAAATTCTTTCTCCTATTTCGTCGTATCTGACTTTATTCAGCCAGACATCTCCTTTCTTGATAGCAAGTAAAAGTTCTTCCTTGAACGTACAACTCTGCCACCACTCTTCAGTAATGTTGATGCATCGTTTGACCCAAGGTAGTTCGGATCTGTCGCAAGTAATAAACTCAAGGGCATCATCATGCTCCAAATCACAATGCAAAACAATTGCACCATTTTTGAATTTCCCGCCTCTGCGTATAGTTTCGTTGATTACCGAATATATTTTTCCAAATGAAACGATCCCACTTGCTGTTACGCCTGAAGGCCGTTCTGTTCCCTTTGGATCTAATCTAGATAGATGGATTGCACACCCTGCTCCATACCTCAACGCATGTGCTGCGAACTTCCAGCTGGCAACAATGCCGTCCTCTCCATCTAGTTCATTGTCAACGACCATGACGGTACAGCTGACGGGCAGTCGCCCTTTAGGATCGTCGATCCAAGATTGAACCCGTCCTGTACGGGAAATTAAATTTGTCATAGGTTGCTTCTAAATATTAAAATGAAAACTTTTTTAGGAATGACCCCATATTGATCATTAGTTTTTCCATGCCATTCCCTTTTTCTTTTTTAGGGACTGCCAACTGTGTCCTGGTTGGCATTGGTTGCTCAGGAGTTGGTGTTTGGTTTACTGGTGACTCATTGCTTACTGGTAATGGAGCTTTAAAGTCGTTTGCGTTTTTGATGCGTCTATCTAAGTGTGGAGTGCTTGGCCTGAAGTAATTGTTTGTCAGGTAAGTAGTAGCTCCAACCCTATCGGCTGGAATTCTTTCAAAGGATCGTGTCCATCCGCTCAGTGATTTACCTGGAGCAGGGTCGTGCTTACCTGCATATTCTTCTGCAAAGTACTTTAGTTGAAAGTCGATGTTGTTAGGGTCACCGCCTTGTTGAAGATAACCCTGTCGAGCTTTGTCGTATGCAGTTCTACGTGTAGCGGTGTATTGAGACAGTCCCCTGCCCTTACCTCCGTTACCTCTTTCTACAACATCTAGATTGCTCAAATCTTGTGAGCCTGTTTCTACCTGCCAACTGCCGATCAAAGCTGCTGCTTGGTCTGGTGATAATGGTTTGATTCGTCCTTCAGATGCTTGCGTCACCGCTTCTGTTGTAAGAAACGTGTAAGCAATATCTAAGTTGCTTCGTTTAACTGGTTCTTCAGGATTAATTCGTAAATCTTTAGTAGGCATTTTTTACTAGGTCTAATAAATTCGGCTTTTTGTAATTCGGTCCTTTTAATACCTTTCCATCTTCTCTATAGATAGGCTTCCCATTTTCACCCAATTTGGACATATTGGATTTATGTACACGTCGCATCGCTTCGTCTAGATCCCATTCTTGAGATGCTGCATATTGAAAACAAACGTATACCAAATCAGCGAGTTCTTTTAGTTCGCACTCATCTGTTTCAAGATGATAGGCTTCATGGAATTCACTCCACTCTTCATCAATTAGGGCCTTCTGGATCCTCTTCGCTCCACTCCCAATCGTCAATAGATTGTAAGCTGAACGGAATTCCTCCGCTTGGTCCATTAAGGTCTGGTGTGTTTTCAAGCTCATTTTGTAAGTAGTGGATTGCTTTTCTTAAGTCGTCTTTTTTGTTTCCTTTGAAACCTGCTCGGCATACATACTTAATTGCGTTGCCTAGGTGGTAATTCAAGGCCTGGTCTCTAATGAAATCCCAGACTTCTATGTCTCCCCTTTTGTAGTGTGCAGGTCCGATTGAATTGGATTGGGCCATTGTTTTACTAGGTTTGTTACGGTATTGACTAGTGCAAAGTTCTGACGTTGTAAAGCCATAAACAGCGTTACGATGTCATCCTTGTCTGCTTTAGGAAGTAGATCTTCTAGCCGTCTAAGTTTGAATGACTGCTCCATTGTCAATTCGACTATTGGAGCTGGTGGGATTCCAGGGAATGATGCTTCTTGTTTGCCAGTCATATTCGTCTATGGTTAAAATTTTGGCTAGTTGTGCATTAATCAATGCATCTTCTTCTGTTAGCCCTTTGCTTTCAAACGTATCTACTACTGTCTGCCAGGTGTAGCCATGCTCATCAAACAGTGTTACTGCCCGTTTGATTCCTATGCCAGGGCATCCTGAGTAGCCATCTGTTGAGTCACCGGCTAGTGATTGAATTAAATGCCAACTAGTACCCTCTTCTTCAGTGATCTCTACGGTTTCATTGAAGTCATATAACCTTCCTGGGATCTGCCTGAGATCCTTATCAGGACTAACGATGATATTGCCAGGATGTTTTGTTGCATAGATTCCCATACCATCATCCGCTTCCAGTTCTGGCAGCTTGATGACTTCATACTGCTTACTTAGTTCATTGATCACCCTTCGATAGCCACAAGGCTTCTTACGGTTTCTGTGACCTTTGTATGCACTGTAGATCTGTTTCCTGAAGTTCTTAGAATCACTAAAGAACAAGATCATTTCAGGTACGTCCCACATGAAGTGGTTCTTGATCTTTGTCAGTTCCCTAGTCACATTGTTCATTGCATCAGAGAACTTACTGACTACGGTGATTACGTCGTCCCCCCAGTTGATCTCATCCTCTGCGCTGGCACAACACTTGTAGACAATGTAGTCTGCATCTACTAATAGTTTCAATCCCAGAACCTCTCTAGTCCTTCTGGACATTTCGTGTTCCTTTGTCGATCCAGTGACCAGCGGACTTTCCAGTAATCTTCCCGCAGCTCTACAACAATTGGCCACCTAGGTCCAGATACCAAGGCAGCGTTGTTTGCACGCCATGACCACGTTCCATTTTTGTTCTGCTTTAGGTTTCCGCTTTTGACATCAAACTCATAGATCACTCCTTCTGAGAATCCAATAATTAGATCTGTTTTACCTTTGCAAGATGCGTTGGTATATACCTCAGCTCCCCTCTTCAAGGCTTCGTAGACTACAAACTGTTCGCAAATATCACCTAAGCGGTTTGTCGAGTATTTGTTAATGTACTTGTCCCCAGTTTTCCCCTTGCTTTGCTTCTGCTGCAATTGGGCATCTGAGTTTGTAGTATTCTCCAGCTGCAGCTGCTGAGTATACCAAGGATGTTGATAAGTCTCCTGCGTGTTCTGGGTTGCACTCAAATTGTAATTCATCATGTATAAATGCGAGCTGTGTTGCACACAACTCAGTGGAGTTAATAGTTTTTTGGTTTATCAATAGCCAACGCTTTGCTAAAATTGCGGAGGATGATTGAAGTAAATAATTGAGGGCGCAATGAGGTGAAGTGAGGTATACCTTTCTTCCGTCTATTGCTTTTAAGTAGCCATCTTCGGCTCGCTGCCTTACGCCTGTAAGTAGCTCCGCAAGGCCTGGAATAGCTGCGATATACGCTTCACGAATCTCTTTACCTTTTGCCTTTGCCTTGTTCTCGGAAAGTTGTTTGTCATAACTGTGTCCTAATTTTATATTGCCCGCTCCATATAGAAAGGCGTAGCTTATAGTTTTGACCTGAGATCTTGACACGCCAATCTTGTCGGCGTTCACTTGGTGTATGTCTCCGTTAAGGAGAATGTCTGCATAGCGGCCAGAATCGTAACGGCTTAAGTAATGCGAAAGTACTCTTAATTCGATCGCGGATAAATCTGCTCCGACCATCACCTTTCCAGGTGTGGCTTTAAACAACTCTCTGAATCGAGAATCACTTGGTGTCTGCGCTAGGTTTGGATTTCGATGACTACATCTAAAAGTTGCAGTATTTGTTGAACATGAATGGTGGATCCGACTAGCACTCGTACATAGCTTGAGCCAAGCGTTCGCGCCTTCGGATATCATTCCAAGCATCTTCGTTATCGTCAAAATCTTCTGGAATGCAAGGGCAGTCGGCGTGCCTATGTCGTTCAGAATCACCTCGTCGATAATGGCCTTCCCAGTAGCAGTCATCTGGGTCGGGTTCCAGTTGTGAAAAGTTTTCAGGATCCATGCAATATGATCTCGTGATGATGTATTAAGTTCTCGTAGCCGAGTAAATGAACATTGTTGTATTTCAATTAGCTCACCGCAGTGTTTGTGTTTTTCGGCATAGCCAGTACCAGCGACATAGCCTTGGGTCCGATTATCTCGTTTAGGAGTGAATACTGGTCCGGCAACGAAAGGGTGCCTTTTACATAGTAATTTACGAGTTTCTTCAAGCTCTTTTCTGAGAGACGATGCAAGTTCCCATGCAGCGCGTTCATCAAAATACCATCCATGTAGTTGTTGTTTAGTAAGTAATTGAGCGACTTCGTGCTCTAGCGCAACCCACTCAGGTAAGGTTGGAAATGGTTGCATAGTTCTTTGGTGACGTTGACATCTTGTTTGCAGTAGTCCTGCATTTCTTCAGAGAACTCTTTCCAATCACTGTCCTTTCCGAATGCACCTTTGTACACATTTAATCTGTGACCCCAGGCTTCAAGAGAGTGTCTTCCATAATTCTGTAAAGGTAGGTTTTGTAGCTTGCCTTCTTTCTTTCGCTGATGATCTCGTTCAAGGAGATTAGTGTGGTAAAGCCTTGACAAAAGTAATGTATCCACTACAAGTGCCTTAGGCTCAAACCAAGGAAAGAGTTTTTGTATGCAAGGTATATCGTAATTAATTACATTGTGGCCGGTTATTACATCTGCATCTTCTAATCGTTGGATACCTCTGACAATGGGTTCTTCTTTGCCTTCGTCGTTGTAAGCAATCGTTTTGTCAGTTGTGCTGTCATAAATAACAAGGCAGTGGATCTTGGTAACATCATCTAGGAGTCCGTTACTTTCCAGATCGAATACGAGCATTAGTCCAATGATATGTTTTGTCTACAAACTGTGCTTTCTTAATTGCTTCAGCTGTAGGTGGGGTGGGTTTAGTAATCTGGCTCTTGGTCGAATACCGATGTGATTCCTGTTTCATTAAATGTACTTGTTGTTTTGTCGTATTTCAGTTGACAGACTTCACCAGTCGATCCTGTATGGCGATCTTTAAGGCATCGCAACGTTGTAAGATTTGATTCAGATCCGCTCTGCTGATCGGATTCGAGCGCAAGGACGCAATCTGATAGTTGACCCACTGCTCTGGATCCGCGCAAAGATCGCAGTTGCACTCTTGCGCCTTCTTCATGGCTTCCTCCATTGGGTGGTGATGATGTGTGACATACAAGAAATAATGTGATACCTGTTCGTTCTACTAGTGACCTAAGTTTTGTCATGGTTCGGTCAATCATGACCCGTTCGTTATCCCCCTCAAGCCCACTTAATAGGATTGAAAGGTGGTCTAGAAATACAACTTTAGTTTCTAAACCTGCTGCCATATATTCAATTCGTTCGCAGATGTAATCTGGATCAAATGAACCAAATCCGTCAAATAGATTTAGATCCCATCCTGCTACTGTCTGATCGAATATCTCTGTCAGCTCGCCTCGTTGTTGTTCTCCGAGGTGTAAAGATTTTCCCACCGCGCATGACATGAGTCCAAGGATTGTTCTTCTATTAGACTCTTCAAGGCCCAAATAACTGCACCCGACTCCCTTACTGAGAAGGTGAGCACATACTTGTCTGAGCCAGCTGGATTTTCCGACGCCAGAGCCTGCAGTAACCGTAATAAGGGATTTCCTCCTGATCCCGAGTATTCTTTCGTTGAGCGTTGGGAATGGGTAGTCATAATCTGATGGTGGTTCAGGGGTTGTTACTAGATCTAAAAGATTTTTGGCATTAACAATTCCGTCTGGACGGTATTGCTGATGGTCGTAATTACATACAGCACGTATAGCTTCTTGATCATCTGCCTGTAACGCCTCGCTAGCATCCTTATATGACTCTAGAAAGCCTGTAAATGCTTTGCCTGGTGGAAGTACAGCAGCCGCTTCTTTAGCGGCCTTCTGGCCTGCTGAGTCGTTATCGAAGAAGATAACTACTTTGTCGTAATGGTTAATCCATTCGTAGTTATTTTGAAAAGCTTTCTTAGCTGCAGCTGCTCCGTTCGGGATTGAAACGCAGTCCCAATTTGGCTGGTCCTTT